GAGCGGCGCGGCCGTTCAGCAGTACGCAGCGGCGGGCGTGGTGGTCGCGATCGATCCGAGCGGCCAGGTGTGGGTCGATTTCTGGCACCAGGCAACCGCATCCGCGTGACGATGACGTTCACCGAATAAGGAAGAATCAGATGGAAATCAGTGCAGCGAATCTGACCGCATTGTTCACCGGCTTCGACGTCGTCTTTCAGCGCGGGTTCGAGAAGCCGCCGTCATACTACGAGCAGATCACCAGCGTCGTGCGATCGGCGTCGCGCCAGACTACCTATCCGTGGCTCGGCCGCACTACCAAGTTCCGCGAATGGCTGGGCGACAGAGTAATCCAGGCGCTCGAAACGCACGAATACACAATAGTCAATCGGAACTTCGAAGATACAGTGGCTATTGATCGAAATGACATCGAGGACGATACCTACGGCGCGTACGAGCCGATCATCGAGCAGCTCGGATGGGACACCAAGGTGCATCCGGACATGCTGCTGTTCGCGATGATCAAGGACGCGGTGGCGAATCCGGGCGATGTAGTCGGTTTCGACGGCGTGCCGTTCTTCTCGGCGACTCATCCGGTCGGCCTGATGGGCCAGGCGGGAACCACGGCGGCGAATATCAACTCGAGCGGTTCGGGGGCGTACTGGTACCTGATCGACGCGTCGCGGGTGATTCGTCCATTCATCTTTCAGCTGCGGCGCGAATACGCAGTCACGCGAATGACTAATGTCGCGGACGAAGCGGTGTTCAACCGGCGCGAGTTCCGCTACGGCGTGGACGGGCGCGCCAACACCGGCGTCGGGCTGTGGCAGTTGGCATACGCCAGCAACACCGACCTCAGCAACCCGACCAACTACGGCGCCGCACGCGCTGCGATGAGAGCGTTCAAAACCGATGCGGGACAGCCGTTTGGCGCACTATCGAGCCGCAGCGGGGTGTACCTGCTGGTGCCACCGGTGCTCGAAGAAGTTGCGCGGCAATTGCTGAACTCCGAATTCATGGCGGGCGCCGGCGCAAGCGCGAGCGTCGCGACCTCGAATATCTGGCGCAACAGCGCGGACCTCATCGTCAGCGAGTTCCTGGCATAGGAGCGCGGCGATGGACTCAAGTTTCCCTGAGCCGGTGTATCGCGGGTTCCCTCCTGCCCGCGCCGCCGGAGTGCATGGCCACTCTCCGCGGGCGCAAGTCAGTTGTTCAGCGCCCGCGGAGAGACCTGACAGATTGAGGTCACGAGTGTGAGTTACGCGACGGCGCAAGACATGATCAATCGATACCCTAATCGAGATCTTGTTCAACTGACTAATGAAGATCCCACGGCGACGACGGTAAACACCACGCCGATCACGCAAGCGCTTGCGGACGCGTCAGCCGAAATCGACGGATATATCGAAGGACGCTTCACACTGCCGCTGAGCGATCCGCCGGCAGTCCTCAACCGTCTCACCACGGACATCGCAATGTACCGGATGCAGTCGCTCCGGCCTCTGCACGACCTGGAAGACGCGCGCCAACGTTATGAGGACGCGGTCGCGATACTCAAACAAGTTGCGGCCGGCGAGCTGACGCTCGGTCTGTCCGCCGACGGGCAGGAGCCGCCGGTGGCGGAAACGGTGGAGAGTGTGCAAGGGCCGGATCGCGTCTTCGATCGCAAAAAACTGAGGGGCTACTGAGATGGGTGTCATGCTCGACGGGCCGTGGAACGGCGTAATCTTCACGCCGCCAACCGCGATCGACATCGCGACAATCGAAGACGCGATCGTCAATCAACTGCGTTCGCAAATCAGTTCGATCGAAATCGCGCACTACCCCGATCGTCCCGAGAGCTGGCGCATGACGCATCGCGTGGGTGCGGCGCTGGTGATGTACAAGGGCGCACAATACGGCGAATTGCTCGACACCGCAGCCACAATCCAGGAACGCAAACTCGAGTTCGAGATCTCGGTGATGATGCGCGATCTGGGATGGGCTGTGGGTGGCGACCCATCGGGTCCGAGTCCCGGCGCATACACAATCATCGAGGCCATCCGCACAGCCCTGTCCGGCTATCAGATCCCCGGCTGCCGCAAGATGTACGCGGTGAATGAAAAATTCGTGAAGCGTGACAAACAGGGAGGCGTGTGGACCTACTCGTCGGTTTTCGCGCTTAGCACAGTGGCAGTCGAAGCCTCGCAGCCAGACAACTTTCCGCTCTTCATCAAGGGCATCGCGCTGGAAGACGGAGGGGAGAGCACGATCACAGTAGGCGCGTCCTCCTACACGTTCAACTCGAGCCTGCAGGTGCAACTTCCCCAGGGCAACGTGTTCGCCGTGAGCATCACGGCTCCCGGCGGCGGCGCGCTGATCCAGGGTACTGACTTCTCGGTGGATCGCGCGAACGGAATAGTCACTGCGATCTCCGGCGGTGCGATTTTCGCCGGCGAGACGGTGCAGATCGCATACGCATACGCGGAAGAGGCTATCGCAGTTACGGGCCAGAGCGCGCCGACTAACTAATCCGGACAAATAGTAACTCGATCCAACTGAGTAAAGGTGATACATGCCAGCCAGTTTCCTGCACGGAGTTGAAGTAATCGAAGTACCGAACGGGCCGGTGCCGGTCACTGTCGTTAAATCGGCGGTGATTGGATTGGTGGGGACGGCCCCGGAATGGGCGGTGGCGTCGCCAGTGGTCGCTGCAGCGCTCAATACGCCGACGCTGGTTTCGTCGGCGCTCGACGCGGCAGCGTTCGGACCGGTAGTTCGCGGATACTCGATCCCATATGCACTCGCGGCGATCCAGGCGCAGGGAGCGGGGCAAGCGATCGTCGTCAATGTGTTCGATCCTACGAGACATTTTACGGCGATAGGCGCGACCGCATTCACCTTCAATACCCAGGGAACTATCAACCTCGGGCACATGGGGGTATCGAGTGTAGTAGTCACTAGTAATCCCGCGGGTACTACATATGTGGCGAATACTGACTATACGCTCGACGCGGTGAACGGCGTAGTTACGCTGGTGCCGGCCGGATCGGGAGGACATATTGCCGCCGGCGCCAGCGTGTTGATTGCGTTCCACTACGCTGATCCGTCGAAGGTGGTGGACGCTGACGTGATCGGGGCAATCACCGGCGGCGTGTACACGGGGATGCAGGTATTTCAGACGACCTACGGCATCCTGGGATTCTTTCCTAAGATACTGATAGCGCCGGGCTACTCACAGGACGCCACGGTTGCGACTGCTCTCACGGCGATGGCCACGAAGGTTCGCGCGATGGCGCTAGTCGATTCGCCGCCGGCGACATCGGCGGCTGCCGCGATAACCAATCGCGGAGTTGTGGGCAACAGCTTCGCAGCGTCGAGCAGCCGAACGATTCTTTGCTATCCGCAAGAGACGTTCTTCGACATGGGAATCGTGCCGACGGGAGTGACGCTGAACGCTTCGGGACTACCGCTGACGTCGCAATTCAACGCGAACGCCGTCGCGCCATATTCGCAGTGGGTGGCTGGAGCGATGGCGGCCAAGGACCTGGCGCAGGGTTACTGGTGGTCGCCGTCCAACACCGAGGTCGACGGAATGCTCGGGCCTGACGTTCAGTTGTATGCGTCGATTCTCGACGCGTCGTCCGACACCAATAATCTGAACGCGGCGGGAATCGTCACGGTGTTCAACGCATTCGGCACGGGATTGCGGGTTTGGGGAAACAGGAGCGCGGCGTACCCGACGGCAACCACACCGGACAACTTTATCTCGGTGCGCCGTACGATGGACGTAATCGAAGAATCGGTGGAGCTGGCGATGCTGCAGTTCATCGATCAGCCGATCTCGAACGCGTTGATCGATGCGATCCTCGCCAGCGCAAACGCGTTCATCAGGTCGCTGATCCAGCGGGGCGCTTTGGTCGCGGGCGCCGCCAGTTTCAACCCGGCGGAGAATCCATCGGCGCAGATCGCGGGTGGGCAGCTGGTTTTCGATATCGACGTAATGCCTCCACCGCCGGCGGAAAGAATCACCTTTGAAGCATTCATCGATGTGACGCTGTTACAGCAACTTGGGAATACGAGTCCGATCACGGTAGCGGCGGGAGCGGTTTCTTAACTCGTCCGGACGCGAGAGGAATAGAATGAATATCCAGATCAACTCACTGACTAATGCAAATATATATATCGACGGGGTCGGACTGCTTGGCCGGGCGGAAGAGATCGAGATCGCCAATCCCAAGCACAAGATGATTGACTACAAGGGTTTGGGGATGGCTGGTACGGCCGAGTTGTGGGCGGGGGTGGAAAAGCTGGAGTCGAAGATCAAGTGGTCGTCGTTCGACGCCGATACGCTCGCGATGTCCTCCAGCCCATTCCAGACACACTCTTTCCAGGCGCGCGGGAACCTGGAGCAGTACACCAGCCAGGGGCGAACCGCCCAGCTCCCGGTCGTGTACCTGATGACCGGCATCTTCAAGGACGCCGGCAGTCCAACCTTCCGTCAGCATCACATGGTCGAGACTACGTCAGTAGTAAGTATCTATCACTGCGAGCTATTCGTGGCGGGAGTCCAAATATACTTGTACGACGTATTCGCGAATATTTACGTGGTCGGCGGAGTCGATCAATTGAGTACCTTCCGATCGAACCTGGGCGGGTGAGGGACTTCGTCAATGAACCGGCAAAACGGGAGCGAAGATCTATGAAGACTGACGAAACGATTGTGAATGGAGTCCGTATCGGTGGCGCGGAAACGAAAGAAGGAGAAGAGGCCCGGACGATCGACTTGCCGTCGGGAGCGCGCGCGGAGGTGCGGAAAGGATACGGGCGCGATCTGATGCGGGCGCAGCGGGCAGCGGCAGGAGGCGATGCGAGCGCGGTGGTATTTGCGCTGATTGCGGAGGTGGCGCGCGTGGATGGACGCAAGATTGTGTACGAAGACGTGCTCGAGATGGACCTTGCGGACGTCATGGCGCTGCAGGCTGAGGTGATTGACGAAAATTTCGACCGCCCTCCGCAGCGAGCTTCGCAGGCCTCGTCCAATCCGGATTCTCAGTCCAGGAACTGAGCGGGATGGACTTTGCGGAGCTGTCGTACTGGCTGGACGCAATGACCGACTATGAACGGATGCGCGTCGAACGCGGCGGAGGGGACGAATCGTGAGTAGTAATTGCAGTGACTATCGTGAAATGCACGTAGTGACTAATCAAGCGAGACGGTGAGGCGATGGGAATAAGACTATTCGTGGGCAATCTGAGTTTTTCGCTGGGCGACGGGGATTTGCGCGAAGCCTTTGCCGAAATAGGCGGAGTAGATCGAGCTGAGGTCGTGCGCGACCGGTACGACGGGCGCTCGCGCGGGTTCGGATTTGTCGAGATGAAGAATGAGGACGACGCCGCAGTAGCTCTGCGAGCAATGAACGGCAAGGAACTCGCGGGACGTCCGCTGCGAGTGGAGGCGGCGACTTCTCAACGCCGTCCGTTCGACCGCAACGCGGCGCGAGCGCAATAGAGAACCTCCCAAGGCGGGGCGTCAGAGTCATCAGATGGCGAGGCAATCCAGGACTATCAACTCGACGGCGAGGAATGGCTGGCCGGATTCCGCGCACGCGTTCAGGAATCTTGAACGAGTGGCTAACGTCGCGCGCAAAAACATTCGAGTCACGGAGGCGGCTGCGAACATCGCGCTGGCGGGAGAATATCGTTGGCAACTTCCTGCGTCTGGCTCATTGTCGAAAGACGAGCATTCTTTTGAGGCTGGATTTCTTCTGCGGCCGAGAGCCGCCAGCGATGGCTCCGGGAGCGGCTTAGCTGCCGCGTCGAGCCGGAACCAGCAAGACAATCGGATGAAGATC